GAATATAATGATGCATATGTGTTAGTAGAAGTTAATGATATAGGTGGACAGGTAGCAGACATTTTGAGTTTAGAGTTAGAATATGAAAACGTGTTAAATACCACTAATAAAGTGGGTAGTGGTCAGCAACTAAGTAGCGGGTTTGGTGCATCCAAATCTAGGCCGGGTGTTAAGACTACTAAGACTGTTAAAAAGACTGGATGCTCTCTATTGAAGTCTATGATTGAAGATGACAAATTGTTTATAACTGATTATGATATCGTTGAGGAGTTATCAACTTTTATATCTAAGGGTCCCTCATTTCAAGCGGATTCTGGACACCATGACGATTTAGTAATGACTCTAGTATTGTTTGGTTGGTTAACCTCTCAACCTTATTTTAGAGAAATTTCAGATGTAGACATTAGAAAAGATTTATTCCAAGAAAGAATAGATAGAATGGAAGAATCCCTAACACCATTTGGTTTTGTTAATAATGACTCTTCTGATGACGAAAACATAGAGATAGATTCAGAGGGTAACGTTTGGTTTAATGACCCAGACGATGATCGTATTACGTGGTAAAAATACTGTACAGTATAAATATTCAGGTACAAAGTATATTTTTTAATATTACCCTAAGGAGAAGTAGGTATGGCATTTCAAGTAAGTCCTGGCGTAGTGGTCAAGGAAGAAGACTTATCGAGTTTTATTCCAGCAGTATCTTCAACAATTGCTGGCTTTGCGGGTCACTTTAGGTGGGGACCAGTTGGCCAAATAGTCACTGTAGATAGTGAAAACAATCTAAAGCAATTATTCGGTAAACCATCAGAAACAAATTATGAAGAGTGGTTCACAGCCGCTAACTTTTTGGGTTATGGTAGCAATCTCAAAACAGTTAGAACTGTGTCAACAGTTGCTGGCTTTGCTGCGAACGCATCTGGACCATCAGCCGCGGACTCTTCTGGTGCAATTAAGCATACCCTGAGATCGGCAGAACTTGAAGACAGTAAAGATGTTGCTGGCGGTAGTGGTGGTCAGCAATGGCAAGCACGATATGTTGGTTCATTAGGTAACAGTCTTAAAGTTGCTTGGTGGGACGGTGGTCACTCTGGCCCTCTTGGCAGCACAACAAACCCACCCGCAGCCCATGTTGGTACATCAGCAGGGGCATATAAGAATTGGACATATGTTGACTATTTCACCACTAACATGCCCTATACGACTGGTTGGGCAAATACCCTTACTGGTATCGACACTGTTTATGACGGTGTAAATATCGCAATTATAGATGAAGATGGAGAATTTTCTGGTACAAAAGGTACAGTTCTAGAAACATACAATGCGGTTTCTAAAGCATCAAATGCAAGAAACGCAGATAACACAACTAACTACTATGCAGACGTAATAAACAATGAATCAAAATATGTTTATGCGTTAGCACAGCCTTATGAGGCAACAGAAAATGCTAATCATAACCAAGGTGTTTCTGGTGGTAGTCAAAACTGGGGCACAGATCTATTAGTTTCTGGTGGTACTTACGATGTACTCTACGCAAGCGGTTCCGGAGGTGCCACTTTTAGTCTAGCAGGTGGTTCTGGAGAAACATCTGGTACAGTCGCCGCAGCCAATGGTGGTACAGTTGACTTCGGTCTTTTCTATGACACAGAAACTGTCAGTGTTGATGTTTTGTTGGGTGGCCCTGCTGATCCTACCCTTGCTAAAGCATTGGTTGACCTATGCGATACTAGAAAGGATTGCGTAGTGTTTCTTTCACCAGAAAAAGCAGATGTTCTTGCAACCAAAACACCTCTTGATGAAGCACAATGTGAAGAAAATGTTTTACATTTCAGAAACACACAATTGAACAAAAATAGTTCTTATGCATTCCTTGATTCTGGTTGGAAGTACATGTATGACCGATATTTCGATAAGTATCGATGGGTTCCACTAAACGCAGACATAGCAGGTCTTGCAGTGCGTTCAGATGAATCAACAGAAACATGGTTCTCTCCTGCAGGATTTAATCGTGGTCAAATTCGTGGTATTATTAAACCAGCATGGAATCCTAGAAAAGCACATAGAGATAACCTTTACCAAGATCAAGTTAACTCAGTTGTTGCATTCCCTGGCGAAGGTACAGTTCTTTGGGGTGATAAAACACTCTTATCTAAACCAAGTGCATTTGATAGACTAAATGTTCGAAGATTGTTTATTGTACTTGAAAAAGCGATTTCTACTGCCGCCAAATATCAATTGTTCGAACAAAACGATGAATTTACCCGATCAAACTTCAAGAGCATGATCGAACCATTCTTAAGAGATGTTCAAACAAGACGTGGAATTACTGATTTTAAAGTTATCTGTGATACTAGTAATAATACCTCTGCAGTAATAGACAGAAATGAATTTGTTGCTGATATTTTTATTAAACCTACTAAATCCATTAATTACATTACCTTGACATTTGTTGCAACATCACAGGGTGTTGATTTTACAGAGATAGGTTCATAAAGTTGTTATAAATAATACTAGGAGAATTAGATGCGTATCGACGATTTTAAAAATGCATTAGCCAAAGGTGGTGTTAGGAATAACCTTTTTAGGGTTCAAGGTAATATTGGTAATACAACTTTACCCACCAAAGTTGGTTTTCTCTGTAAAGCCGCACAACTTCCATCAACCACAATTACCCCCATTGAGGTTCCTTATAGGGGAAGAAAACTTAAATTGCCTGGCGACAGAGAATATGCTGAATGGTCATTAACATTTATGTCTGATGGTGAATTTGAATTACGTAATGCATTTGAAAAATGGATGGATGACCTCAACCAGACGGTTGACAACGTTGCAACTGAAGAACTAAATCTTAGTGGTGCATTATTCCCAGAGTGGAATATTGACCATTTGGACAGAACAGGTGAACCAATTAAGTCTTATAAGTTTTTTCATTGTTGGCCATCAGAGATTGGTGCAGTAGACACATCCTATGATAGCACAGACCTAATGGAATTTACAGTAAGTCTTCAATACACCTACTTCACTACTCAAGGTACTGACGTACCTGCTCCATTGGGTATTGCTCCTGCGCCAGGTGGTTAAAAATGGTTTATAATTTAATAAAATCATAAGGAATCTATATTATGCCAATTGAGTTGTTCGGTTTCAGCATCGGAAGAAAAAACGCAAAGACTGTAGAAGACAAAAGAAGCGAACTAAAGTCATTTGTCAAACCTGAAAGCGAAGACGGTGCATCATACATTGATGCCGGTGCAGGATACTTTGGAACATATATTGACTTTAATCAAGAAGTCAAAAGCGAAGTCGAATTTGTTAACAGATACAGAGAGATGGCGCTCCATCCAGAGTGTGAATCTGCTATTGAAGATATATGTAACGAGGCAATAGTTTACGACGAAGAAAAGCAAAGTATTCAGTTAGCACTCGATAAAACAGATCTTTCAGACAGTATTAAAGACAAAATACAAGATGAATATGACCACATATATCATATACTAAATTTTACAAATAAAGGATTTGAAATTTTTAGAAGATGGTATATCGATGGTAAACTTTATTATCATATGGTTGTTGATTCTAAATCACCAAAAAAGGGTATTCAAGATATTCGATATGTTGATCCCACTAAGATAAAGAAGATAATCGAAATAGAAAAAGAAAGAACAGTAGACAAAAGAGGTGAAGGTGGAGAACTTGAGGTAATTAAAAAAACAGAAGAATATTATATCTTTAAAGAAAAACCAGAAATGTCTGTTGGTATTAAAATTGCTCCAGAAGCAGTTTGTTATGTAACTTCTGGTCTTTATGATGCAAGTAGCAAAAATAGAAAGGTTATCAGTTATTTGCATAAAGCAATTAAACCACTAAACCAACTTAGAATGATTGAAGATGCTGTGGTGATTTACCGTATTGCACGTGCACCAGAAAGGAGGATTTTCTACATCGATGTAGGGAATTTACCAAAAACAAAAGCAGAACAATACGTTCGATCCATAATGAATAAATATCGTAATAAACTGGTT